CGAGCCCGGTGGTTGATCCTCCGGCAGCGACTCTTTGTACTGAGCATTCAGACGCTCTCGCTGTTGCCCGGGCGAGCCCGGTGGTTGATCTTCGGTTATTTGGTGACCGCCAACGCGCGCGTCAGCGGCTCTCGCTGTTGCCCGGGCGAGCCCGGTGGTTGATCCTCGCGGGCGAGCTCGCCCTGGTGGACGCGGTCCGCCTCTCGCTGTTGCCCGGGCGAGCCCGGTGGTTGATCCCACCGTCTGAGCGTTGAGCTACTACATGCTCGTCTGGCTCTCGCTGTTGCCCGGGCGAGCCCGGTGGTTGATCCCCGGAGACGTTTGCGCTCGAGCTCGGCTTGCTGGATGCTCTCGCTGTTGCCCGGGCGAGCCCGGTGGTTGATCGGCCTATCGCTAGGTCGCTGGACCGATTGATAAAACAGCGGCGATTGCGAGCGCTCGTGTTGCACCATCGCATGGTCGCCGCCCCTCGCCTGTCTGATTCCGGCATCTGATTGATTGCATTCTGCTATTCGCCGCGAGCGCTGCCGGGGTCTGATCGATCACGACAGCGCTCGCACTGATCAGGCAGCCGGCAATTGTTCGACAAGCTTTGCCTCCTGAAACGCCAGCTTGCCGGCGGCCAATCTCTGCGTGAGCCGCTGCCGCGCTGCGCCTTGCAACACCCGGCCTGCGCCGAGCATGACATTGCAGTTTTTCGCCTCGATCGCGCCGGACGTAATCGCGTTAAAGGCAGCCTCCGCCATCTCGACCGACCGATCCAACAGGCCGACCTCATGCGTGACCGTCGGATGAATGATCGCCGCCTGTTGTTGCTTTGCTGTTGCCATCATCGATACTCCTCCTGATTTTGCGCGAACTGTGCCGCAACGATTGACCGGCCTGCACCAACGCAGAACCGACCGCGATAGCCGGCGCTTCGTCGATCACGACGTCGCACCGGATGCCTGCCTCCTCGGCTTTATAGCTGAGCATTTGCGCCGCCATGGCTGGCGCATAAGACAGAACTGAACGATTGAGCTCTGATACGGCGCCGGTGTGCGCACCCCATTCGCGCGTGTCGCCATGCGGCGAAGTGATGTGCTCGCTGATGCGTGGCGAATGTATTGTAAGATCGGAGGCGCCCTGCACGATGCGTGTCGTCCAGACATGAAGACAATCGCGGCGGGCGCGAGCGATGCGCGCTGACAGGCGCCGGATCTCTACTTCAGCCTCTTGCCAATCGGGATCGCTTCGTGCTGGGCGCGGCCAGCGCCGGTCGCGTTCGGACTTCATTCGGTCGAGATCGCGGGCCAGCGTCGCAATACGCGACAGCGGCTCGGGGGTATCCAGCTCGCCGCCGACGCGCGCGAGCCCGTCGATCAGGTCAAAATCAACAGTGACGGGCTGCCGCCCAGGCGCGCGACGCGGCGCCATCTCGACGCACACTGAGAACCACCAGCGGCCGTCTTGCCACAAGACGTTGGCCGCACTCATCTTGTCCCACGCCGTGTCCGGCAGCGCGCCTCGGGTATGAATCGGACCATCCACGGCCTTGAGCGCGAGCGACCAACTGCGACCATGCCGATGTCGCAATAAACATCCGCTCCCGGCCCCACTTTTTGCCCGACTGTCGTGCGGCTTGCCCGGCCCCGCCGGCCAAAACAGGGAATGCCGGTGCGGGATGCTTTTGCCATCGCGGCGACGGCGGTAACGCGGATAGCCAGACTGCGCGCCAGCGCCGGCCTTGGCGCGACGAAAAAACGCCTTGAATGCGTTGTCGAGCGCTTCTGCGGCGCCGTAGGCGGACCATACCGACAGCGTGGCCCACTCCGAACACTCGCGCCGTAGATCGGTGATCTCAGCCGTCATGTCGAAGAAGGTATAGGACGAGCGCGCCTCGCTATGCACGACACCCTTTTGGCCGCGCGTGCGGCGCCAGATGTCCTCGTGCCGCTGCAGCAGCGCATTCCACAGGTCGACAATCATCATGCGTTGCTCGTGCAAGGCGTTTGCCTGCTCTGTAGTGGGGTAGAGTTTCCACGTGTAACGGCGATGGACGCGGATATTGCGTTCAGTCATTTTCGCTTCCCTGGGACGGCAAGGACGAGCATTACTCTCGCTTTTGTCCGGGCGAGCCCGGTAGTGGGACGACATGCCGTGAAGATCAGCATGCTGCGCGCCTCTGGCTGTCGACCGGGCCAGCCCGGGATTTGGGACTTGGCTGCATGGGCTGCTCAAGGTCTCTCGCTGATGTCCGGGCGAGCCCGGTGACGCAGCATGCCGACCTTTACCTTCAGCAGCCCGTGCAGATCGTCGCGCACCTCAGTCTCGACATTGCATCTGTTGCGCAAACTCTTCTCCGCATCCCACCGGCGCTCGAGTTCGTCGGGATCATCGGTCGTGTCGCGCCAGTTGCCGGCATAGGCCACATAACTCGCCTGCGTCTTCGGATCGGCCGTGGGCTTGTTCGGTTTTGCATCGGAAGTGGCGCCCGCCCCTGACGCGGCACCTGGTTCCGTAGGAGCGGGCGCACCCCCCGCCGCGTGTTCGGCGCCGGCGGAAGACTGCTGTTCGTGGTCGATGACGACGCCGTCGCCATCGTGCTCAATGCGCGCGGGCCGATCGGCATTGCCGTTGTCGGCGAAGTGATCGAGCGCAGCACGGCTGTTGTTGGCAACGCGCTTGGGGCGCACGGCGCGATCGCCGGCGCCGGCCATGTCGTAAAGCTCGTCATCGCGGCGGATCAGCGTGTCGAGATCAGTCGACATCGGCAGCGATTTCGAATGCAGCCGCGCCACGGTCTTGCGCACCATTTCGGGATAGGCGATCGGATCTGACCACGGGCCCTTCTTGGCGCGGCTATACTTCTGCCGGACGTCTTCGACCTCGGCGATCGTCATCACCTCGCGCGCGATCGTGCCGTCCTTGAATTTGCAGATCGAATAGGCCGCGGTGATCTTGCGCGTGCGCCCGCCGACCAGCGACGGCCTGTGAAACAGGTGCGGGTCGTCGCCCTTCACATATTCGAAGTCATCGCCCTCGTGCACGACCTCGGCGTACCAGTCGGCGATCTCACCGGAGTTGCGCGCCTTCTTGCGGATGCCAAGTATCATCGGCATCCATGAGGCGGTGTCGGCCGACTTCTTGCCGTCGTCGCCATCGTCGCCGAAGGGCACGATCGCGCCCTCGCGACCGTCCGGCAGCAATCCATCTTGTGCGGCCCGCATGCATGCGTTGAACAGCGATTGCCGACGGCACGTCAGCAGTTTCGGATTGTTCTGCAGCGCCGTCATCACGACGCGCTCGAAGCGCTCGACCGGAATGTGCGCCGGCAATGCATTTTCAAACTGCGGGCGCATCTTGACGAGATCGCGCCGCACGTCGTCGATCAGCGCGACTGCTTGAGCCTGTGCCATGGTTACGCCTGTACTTTCTGCCGCGAATATCGCAGCGTTCGAAATGTAGTCCCCTCCTCCAGAACATCGCCGATCTCGTACCGGCGCTCTGCGATCTTGTCGGGGCGGTGGGTTTCCTTCAGCGTCATCTTCCAGCCGGGCACGAGCGCAGTCTCGGCGTCCTTCATTTTCTCGCGCAGCTCGGCCTTGAGCGCTTTGATCGCTTTCTCGTCTTCGCGGTTGCGCGCCGCCAGCAGGTCAAGCTCCTCCAGCACCGCGATCACGCGGTTGTCGCCGCGCAGATCAATGGTCTTGCCTTCCGTTGCGGTCGGGTAGAGCAGCGCGATCAAGTCGGCATCGCGATCAAAATCGAACACCGGCTCAAGGCCGGCGTCGACCTGGCGCCAGAACTCGGCCACGCCCTTGGTGATCTTGAGCTCGGCCGCGGGATGGCGTTCCTGGAGGAACGTGTGCAGCTCGTATTGGAAATCCCCGACAACCAGCACGCCGATGATGCCCCAGCTCGCACCGGTGAGCATCATCTCGACGGCCGCCTGCAGCTTGATCCACACGGGCGCGTCGCCGTCGACATAGTTTTTCTTGAACTGCCAGGCGCCGACGGTCTTGCATTGCAGGATGCCGCGCCCGCGCTCGGGACAGGTCACGCAATAGTCGGGCGTCGCGCCAAGCCGCAGGAGCGGGTCGCGATAGTAGTGGGTCGCCTTCTCGATCTTCCACGTCGGGTTTTCGCGCGCCACCTTGGTCGCGACCACCGCTTCGAGATCGTGCCCGCGCTCGAGCAGATCGCCGGACGGCTGTGGCAGCTCGACGCCGCGCGCCTCGGCGTAGAGCTGGCCGAGCGTGATGTAGGGGTGCAGCCCCCACAGCGCGGGGGCTTGCGAGGCGCCTATATTTGGCTTGCGCAAGCCGTGCCACTGTTCGTCTGACGTGATAAGGGTGCGCTCGATCATGGTGCGCGCCTCTCTGCGCCCGGCACGACCTTGTAGCGGCTCTGCTTGATGCCGAGCGAGCCATCGCCAGACCAATAGTCGGAGATCAGAGTCCATACGCCCTGGATGCGGCGCCGGTGCGCGCGCGTCCAGTGCAGCGCCACCGTACCGGTGGTTCCGGTGATTGTGTCCGGTCGCTCCTCGCTATCGACCGCGCCCGGCTTAAGCGTAATCTCGGTCCACGCTTGCAGCGGGAAAACGCCGAGCAATTTGCGCTTGGCGAGAACTTCGCGCGCTAATGCGCGATGCGGATCATGCTGTGCACGCGAGGTAACGTGGGGCGTATTGATCAGGAGCAGGTAGACGTAGATTTGCCACGCCAGACTGTAGTGCTTGTTCTTGGGATCTGCTGGATTGTGATCCAATTGGATATAGCGACTCTCATTTTCATAGGTGCGGGCCCCATCGAAAGTGACCGCAATCTTTTTCAGCTCGTCACTCAACGCGATGCGGCCGACCCGAGCCGTTCCAAATTGACCGGTTGCTGCGCTGGCACCAACCCCAAACACGTCAGCAAATCCGCCGGCGCGCTCGACCAACATCACGCCGACGCGCCCATCGGGCCACTTATCATCCGGTATCATGAAGGACATGACGCTGCCGGTGAAACGGCGAGTGATTTCGCCAGCGCTTGAGCCGACGCTACTCGCAGCCCTCTCGATCACCAGACTCTCGGCAATGTCGAGTGCAGTGCCAAGCGCAAGCTGACGACCATTCAAGCCAAGTCCGCTTAGCCGGTAGAAATGCCCCGGAGATAGATGGCAGGAAGCTGTTGAGCATTTCTGTGTACATGTCGCTCGCGACCTCAACCGCATTGCGACGGCGCAGGAAGCGATCGCCAAGCTGTTGCTGAGCTTGACGCGATCGGGGCTGCCCCTACTGCAACTGTCCTCGACAATGGCATGTGCGACCTCGGCCAGTTCGTCGAACCAGTTCGAGATCGTCTCTGCTGAGGCAGCTTGAGTGGTCGGCGGGATGTGATCGTGCATCGGGTGAACCCTCCTGCAGGGTCACCCAATATCGCTAAAATCCTATCGCGTCAAATGATCGATTCTATCCGATCGGTTTCCGAAGCGAATTCAACGAGCGGATCAGTTCCTCGAACTCGGGCCCGTCGATGTGCAGCTTGAACCAGCCTTCCACCTTGCCCTTGGTCATAACCAAACGGTAGGGCTCGATATCCCCGTGGAGCTTAACCAGCCGCCGCGACTCGCGTGCTTCGGCTCCGGCTTCGGCTTCCGCATCATCGGTAAAGGTCGCGTTGGCGAGTTTTACCTCTTCCATTTCCAGCGCACGAGCGACGCGGTGGCGTATCTGCTCCGGCAACCGTTTCGGCATGCGCTTCTTGATAAACATATGAAAATACGCGTGATTAATGCCGCACGCGAGCGACAGCCATCTCATGTCTTTGCCGAGTTCGGCAAGACGTTTCTCGATCAGCTTGCGCGTCGCCTCACCCGTGGCGACCGGAAGATCGAGCGGCGCTGCTGCGGCGGTATTATTGTCGTGCTTTCCCATGATCACAACCTGTAGAAGCCCGCAACCGAAATCAAGGGAAAAAATAGGGTTGTTCCTATTTTTTTGGATAGGCGATTAATAGCCGGTTTGACTAAATCGTATTTGTGGAAATATGATCGGTCTATGCCGATCATGAGCGCCAGCAAGTTCGCGAGCGAGATTGAGGCCTTCCTCAAAAAAAGCGGCATGCCACCGACGAATTTCGGCCGCGACGCGGTCGGCGATCCGATGTTTGTCTTTCAGTTGCGGAAGGGCCGTGCGCCGTCGTTGCGGCTCGTTGAGATCGCCCAACGCTTCATCCAGAAACAGGATCAGCTCGCAAAAGGGCGACGCAATCGGCGTCGCTCGAAGGTACGCAAGAACGGTCACGATACCCCAGCCAGCCCTCAATAGGCCGGCTCCGACTACCCGCTTGAAGCATATGCAAACTCCGACTGGCGACGCGATCGGCGGCGCATGCGCGTCGCTGTGTGGCTCAACCTTATAGGGGATAGCGATGGCACGATCAGCGAAGGACGGGACCAAAAACAACGGCAAACAGACCGAGCATCCAGCTACCGCCGGCCACAACGGTCTGAGCGAAGACGATAAGCGCACCCGGTTTTTCAATTACTGCACCAACTGGGAGGCCGCTCGCGCCGCGGTCAAGATCATCGAGGAAGATGCCAAGTCGGTGCTGGGTAAGCACGTCATCCGTGATTTCCGCACCCAGATCGCACAGCGCACGCCCGAGGGCGAGGCCAGGATCAGGGAACGCATCGAGACGGCCCTGCGCATCCTGCGCTGGAACGCCAAGGCGCTCGGCACGCAAGCCAATTTTTTGGAGGACGACGATCGCACCCCCGCCGTCGAGCGGGCCGAGGAAGAGGGCAAGCGCGATGGCCTCGCGGGCGATCCCTGCAAAACCGATTACGCGCCCGACACTGAGCAATACCGCCGGTACATGACGGGCTACCACGCCGGCCAGGCCGTGATGGTCAAGGCCGGTATCAAGCCGCTGCCAACGCAACCGGATGCGTGATGTGCACGGCGATCCAAATTACATACTCGCGCTCGATCTCGCGCTGAAAACTGGCTTCGCCTTTGGCGCGGTCGGCACGCCGGTGCCCGAGCACGGTTCGCACAAGCTGTGTGACGACGGCGAGCAGCTCGGCGTGCGCTTTCGCGCGCTGCGCACCTGGCTGGTCAAGATGCTGGCCGAGCGGCCATCAACGACACGCGTGATCTTCGAGGCGCCGATCCTTCGGCCGCATGACACGATCGGCACCGTGCGCGCGTTGTGCGGCTATGCGGCGATCGTCGAGGAGCTGCTCGAACAGCGGCCGGCCATCACGCTGACCGAGGCGACGCCGAGCGAACATCGGCGGCACTTCCTCGGCAGCATCCACAAGCTCAAGAGCAAGGCCATCAAAGAGGCGACGATCAGCAAGTGCCGACGGCTCGGCTGGATTCCACAAGACGACAATGCCGCCGATGCTTTGTCGCTCTGGCACTACCAGTGCTCGCTGCTTGATCCCCGCATCGCCGTCGAGGCGTCGCCGCTGTTTCTACGGAGGGCAGCATCATGATGACCAGCTTTTGGAAAGATCACCCCCAGGCAGCTCCGTTGATGCGCGAGCTGTTCGCCCGCGGTCTGACCATGAGGCAGATCAGTGCGAAGGTCGGGTGCTCGCGCAACGCCATCATAGGCCGCGTGCACCGGGAAGGGCTGGCGCGCACCACCGGCTTCGTCGCGAGGCGAAAGCCGCAAACCGCGATCGCGACCGAAACGAAACGAACAAGCAGCAAACGAACAAGCAGCATGATGATCAGCAGCACCGCCTTCGTGCCGTGCGAGATTGAACCCCCGCGTGAGATCGAGGCGACGTTGGCGCCGACGGCGGGGCGCGATCGCAAGACGATCGTCCAGCTCATCACCGGCGATTGTCGCTGGCCACTCGGCGAGCCCGAGGTGTGGGGGCGGTTTTGCTTTTGCGCCGAGCCGGCTCGCTTGGGGTCCAGTTATTGCCGCTATCACCATCTGCTCGGCCATATGCCGACGCCGCCACGCAGGAGGCGCCGATGACGAGCCTGTGCCCGCATTGCCGGCAGCCGTTGCCTGAGTTCAGGCTTGGCGTGCGCCTGCCGCCGCTCAAGGCGCGCATTGTCGACATGGTCAAGGCCGCCGGCGACATCGGCATCTCGGCGAGTGAGATCCACGACGAGGTCTATCGCGGCGAGCGCGCGCGGCGCCCCAACACCGTGGGCGTGCACATCTTTCAGATCAACGAGCTGCTCGCGGACACCAACTGGGTGATCGCGTCGGACGGCCGCGGGCCGTTTGCGCGATGGTTGCTGTTGCGAAGAAAGCAAGCACGGAGGGCGGCGGCGTGATAGTCATTGAGCATCGCGAAACCAAACTTGACCTATTCGACGAGCGCGCTGAGATCGAGCTTGCCGAGCGATCCGCAGTTATCAAGGCACTTGGCAAGCGCGTGGTCGGCGACGTCATCGAGATCGGCAAACTGCTGACAGAGTGCAAACGTATTTGCGGTCACGGCAATTGGCTGCCGTGGCTGAAACGCGAGTTTGGGTGGACGCAGCCCACGGCCTTTAATTTTATGAACGTCTACGAGCTATCACTGAGTAAAGTATCAAACTTTGATAATTTGAACCTCTCCGTCAGTGGCCTCTATCTTCTGGCCGCTCCATCCACACCCGCCGAAGCCCGCGATGCTGTGCTCGATCTCGCCGCCAATGGCGAGCAGCTCACGCACGCCAAAGTCAAAGACATGATCGCGCAGGCCAAACAAGAAACGGCCGACGAGTATGAACAGCGCATCGGACGGCTTACAACGCGCTACCAAGAACAGGAAGCGCGGCTGCGACAAGACCTGGCCGCGATGTCGCCTGCCGAATTGGAAAACACCATCACGAATGCGCTCGCACCGCTGCAGGACAAAATCCGACGGCTGGAGGAGGAGCGCAAAAAACGCGACCAAGCAACACCGAAACGCAAAGATCTCTATGGGCGACAAGCCGCAGGGATCGTCAACAGTCTCCACTATCTGGTGGGTGAACTGACCATCGACGCCGCTAAATTCATTGAACATCAGAAGATCGTTGCTGACGCGACACAACAGCCTCTCAAGGCTGTATTGACCGAATGCCTGACTAACGCGCGAACGGCATGCTTGTGGCTGACGACGCTGCTTGAGCAAACCAAGGAGCTGGACAAATGAGTCTGCGTAACCCACTGCACATCTATCGCGACATCGTCATCGGCGCCGCCAACCGCGCCTATCACGTCAAGAAAATTCGCAACACGATGGAGATGGCGATCTATGTTCGCGACGAAATCAAATTGATGCTGAGTGACAAACTCAACGAGCAGATGGCCCTTGAGCGCATCATCAACATTATTGGGAATCGTTTCGAGCGATTGCTCGATGAGGGATCGACGTTGGATTTATTCCACGATCTTGACTTTCAAATAACCTTTGGGCGTGGGACTGAAACCTATCAGCGCGAATTAGGCGATTTGGATTATGAGCATGCGCTGTTGTTTCGTCGGCGCAAGCAGTCGCATATGGAGAAGATGGCAGAGTCTTTAAAGGAGTTCGATCGTGTCTGGACCTTTATTGGACCGCTGCTGAAAGCCAATCCAGATTGGTTATGGCGCGACGCGATTACTTATCTTGAGGCGAACGGCGGGATTCCAGCAGAATGACCGACATCATCACCACGGCTGACAAGCTCGCCTGCGCGAAGCGCGAGCTGGCGATGCGCAAGAATGCCTACACTCGCTTTGTCGAGCAAAACAAGATGAGCGCCGGCAAGGCCGCCCACGAAATCGCTGCGATGGAAGCGATCGTCGCAGACTATGAGGATGCGCTACTCGAAGAGGCCGCCGCATGAAAGCGCCCATTCAACGCTGGATCGCCTACGCGATGAAAATGGAATGCCGTGCCTGTGGCGATCTTCTATTCAACGACGAAGAGGAGGCACGCGATGCTGCCGAAGCCGCAATCGAGGCTGGTCATTCCCAGCCGCCCGAGCTTCGTGAGTACCATTCTTATTGCGGTGGCTGTGATCACATGCTGAGCAAGGACGATTAACCCTTGACCCAGGTCGCGCCCATCCTGGCATTGCAGGCACGCGCCGAGGCGCGGGCGTTCTTGTACGGCTATGGCGAGCTCACGCTCGTGCAGGCGATCGAGCCGTTGCGCCAGTATGCACGTGACGCCGGACTACTTGAGCAGCTCGGTGCGCCGGCGGTCGAGGCCATCATTCTCAAACCTTTCGACCTGGAGAATGAATGACCGGCGCCACCGACCAAAGCTTTGCGGAAGGTCTAAACTCGTGGGCAAGTCTGCTGACGACTGTGCCGCCAGGCGAAGCGCGCTGGAGGATTTTCCAGCAGGCCGCGAAAGAGATCGCCGGCTATACCCGCAAAGGTTTGAGCAAAGCCGACGCCGTCGACTGGCTGATGACTAAGGCCGAGGCGCATGGCTTCACGGCCGAGCACCAGATCGATGGCGTACAAGCCGCGATCGCGTTTGCCTTCGAGCAGTCCGATCGCGACGTCGTGCCCAATCCGATCGACGATGACGACCACCACCCTGGCCCTGACGCGCCCGATCCGCCGAAGCCGAACGGCGGCCCGGGCAACGGCAAAGGCCCCGAGAGCATCTTTGTCATTTATTCGAAAGCCGACTTCGTGAAAGGGTTTCACGCGCCGAGCTACCTGATCGAGGGCATGCTGCAGCGGCGGTTCATCTATTCGATCACCGGCGCCACCGGCCACGCCAAGACCGCGATCGCGTTGCTGATCTGCGAGCTGGTTGCGTCGCCCGAGCCGAATATGATGTTGCTCGGCCATCGTGTGCGCAAGGGCCGGGTCGTCTACTTCGTTGGTGAGAACCCCGACGACGTGCGCATGCGGGTCATTGGCGCGGACTCACGGCGCTCAGGCGATCCGCTGCAGGATTGGATCTCGTTTATCCCGGGCGTGTTCGACATCGACAAAATGTTCGAGCACCTCGAGGCCGAGATCGAGCGGCTACCAAGCCCCATCGATCTCGTCGTCGTCGACACTTCGGCCGCCTACTTCCTCGGCAACGAGGAGCTGAGCAACACGCAGATGGGTGCGCACGCGCGCGTGCTGCGCCGGCTGACAACCTTGCCCGGTGGTCCGTGCGTGCTGGTGCTCTGCCATCCAATCAAGCACGCGGCTGAGCCGAGCCAGTTGGTGCCGCGCGGCGGTGGTGCGTTCCTTGCCGAGATGGACGGCAACCTCACTGCCTGGAAAGCCACCGACATGATCGTGCTGCATCACACCAAGATGCGCGGACCAGGCTTCGAGCCGTTGTCGTTTGAACTGGAAACGATCCGCACCGACAAGCTCGCCGATACCGAGGGTCGCCTGCTGCCGACGGTGCGCGCCGTGCCGATCACTGAGAGCGAAGAGGAAAAGCAGGCCCACAGGCAGCGCACCGAAGAGGACCGGCTGCTGATCGAGATGCTCAAGGGCCCCGGTCAGTCGGTGGCCGATCTGGCGCGGGCGTGCGGCTTCCTGCTCGGCAGCGGGGACCCACACAAGTCGAAGGTCCAGCGGATGTTGACGGCGCTCGCCAAGAAACCGAAGCCCGGGTTCACCGATTCCAACCGCGACAAATGGGAGCTGACCGAGAAGGGCAAGGTGGCCGCCCGCACCATCGCGCTGCGCCAGGCCAACAACCAGGCGCAAGTCGCGCAACAGAACACCCCGACGCTAAACAGCTCGCAAAAAGAGAAATTCAAGGACGTCGGTGCCACCGAAGCCGGCACGAGCTGCCAACAGTGCCACCGTTCCACCGGTGAGGTCCGCAAGATCGCGCTCAACGAACCCGGGGAGAAGGCGGTGGCGCTGCATCCCGACTGCGCCGCCGATTGGTTTGCCGGTGGTCGGCTGCCGTTTGACTAAAAAAGGCCGTTCCAGCCGTTCCCGCAAACGTGGAACGACTGTAGTTGAAAAAAATACAACCGCGTGCCGTTCCAGCGGTCTTGGAACGATGGTGGTTCGAGTGGAACGACAAAGGTGATGACCTTGATCGGAAACACTTTCATTCGTTTTGAGGGGGACGGGCCCACCTGCAGCGACCACGCTGGGAGCGGTCTGCAGGTAGCCGTTCCGTTCCATACCTACCCCTATAGGGGAAGGGGTACGGGGAAGGGGAAAAGAAAAAGATTCGGGTCGAGCCGCAACCACCGGCCCGGCCCGATAGGGGTGCGCCGGCTTGTCAGGAGAGCGGCGTACCCCGACCATCGAAGGAGGAGGAGATGACCGAGACCCAGCTTCCAGCGCACAGGGCTGCGCCGCAAGGAGCGCGGTAACGCCATCATGCGCCTGACCACGATCGCCATCGACAGCGAGTGCGGCCCACCGCCGACGCAGTGGTCGGCCGAATGGGTGCAACGGCGATTGATCGAGGCCTACAGCGTCGAACGCAGACTGCCGCAGTCCCGTCGGCGCGCGATCGGAACCGCTTGGCCGCCCATGGCCGTCGAATGGGGCGACATCATCGGGCGCGCCGATGAAGTCAGGCAAGCGGTTCTGCAATCTTGGGAATTCAGCAACGCCGGCGTCTCGGCGGCCGATATCACGCGGATGGAAGAGGCCCATGATTGGCTTCGGATTATCCTGTTTCCGTACCCGCAGGAACGACTCTGCCTGGCGCATTGGGCTGCCGCCATCGCCTATCACCGATCCTTGCGGCGGTTGCTACAGCAGCGCAAATGGTCGCGGTCGAGCTTCTATCGCTACGTGTCCGCGGGTGCGCTTGTTGTGGCCCTGGAACTCGATCGGCAAGGCACGCCGGTGGTGTAGTCGAGGGGTGTTTTCCACAAGGTGTTGATTTTCTTGAAAATCGTGGTACCAAATGGACCATCCCCTAACGGTAGCGTGGCGAAAAGCGCCTGTCCGGTTGAACGGGCGCTCGGAATGGCGTATTTTCGGAGTAGGTGGGGAATGGCTGATGACCATCCCCCACCGCCGCGCTTAGATCAGAAAGGTCACCCAGAACCGGAATAACCAGCCGGTTTTGGTTTTCGTGATCGACACGGCAATCGCGATGGGTATCGCCATCGTGATTCCTCCGACTTCCGCGGACACGGCACGGGCGCTACTCGCGCCGGGAGGGGCCTAGACCTCCCGGCAGCGCCGCTGGCCGTCTCGAATTAAAATAACGCACCAGCGGCCTTCCCTGCTCGATTGCGGGCCTATCCAGCGATGACCAAGCTACTACGCACCCTGCGCCCACTCGTCCGTACCCTGGACACCCGCACCACCCCACTGCCACCCAAGCAGGTCAACCCGGTTTACCTAACCGATGAGTACCGGGCCTGGCGTACCGCGGTGGTACGTAGGGCAGGTGGTCAGTGTGAGGCCAGGGATGTGCATGGGCTACGGTGCACGAAGGCATGGCCCGAGCATCGCATGTATGCCGATCACGTGAAGGAAATCAAAGATGGTGGATCAGTGCTTGACCTTAGCAATGGTCAAGCCCTGTGCCACACCCACCACGAGCGCAAGACAGCGCGCGAGAAAATGAAACGGGTCAAAGACTAGGGGGGGTATCGATGAATTCCGAAAACCCCTTGAGGTATAACCCGCGCCCCACCCATTCGGGGGTTTTTTCTGATTGGAAGGGAACAAAAACCCAATAAAAGCCATGGAAACAGAACAAAAACCTAAACGGCGTAAATCCAGTCCGAAGGGCGGTCGTCCGGTGAAGGTTCAAACCGGGATTGCGGCTAGTAGCCCGGAAGGCATCATGCCGCTCGACTTCATGCTCGCCGTTATCCGTGACCCAACCGCTGGGACAACCCGGCGGGACCGGATGGCGATTGCGGCGGCCCCCTATTGTCATCCGCGAGTGACCGAGGTTGCACCAGGCAAGAAGCAACGGGCCGCGCAAAAGGCTGTAGATGTGGACGCGGCCCTTGTAGCCGAATTGGAACAGGAAGCTGCTAACCAGAATGCTGTCCACTGAACGGCTGCCGCGTTTTGCCTGCCCGGACTGGTGGGAAAAAATACAGGCTGGCGAGACGCCAATGGCGCGTGTCCCGCTGAACGAGGACAGGGCAGCAAGAGCGCTTGCGTTTTTCAATCGTCTGAGGCTTCCCGATGTCGTTGGGGCGCCACTCCTCGCCGATGCGTGCGGCGATTGGTTTCGCGACATCCTCTGTGCATTCCTCGCGAGCGAGGACCCCGAGACCAAGCAGCGACTCGTTTGGGAGTTGCTGTGCATGGTGCCGAAGAAGAACTCGAAGACGACCTACGTGGCGGCGTTGGGTTTGACGGCGCTGTTCATGGAGCCGGCTCCGAACCGCCAGATGCTCATTGTTGCGCCGAGCCAGAATATCTCCGATCGCTGTTTTGCACAGGCTCAAGGAATGATCCGGCTCGATCCCAAGCTGGATGCCATCTTCAAGATCCGCGACGATCTCAAGTCCATTACGCGCCGAAAGAGCATGACGCGCCTGAATGTGAAGACCTTCGATACATCGATCATGACCGGCGAAATACCGATACTGACGATCATCGACGAGCTGCATGAGCTAGGGAAGAAGGCAAGGGCGGCATCGGTCATGCAGCAAATCCGTGGTGGCGGTATCACCATGCACGGCGGCCAGGTCCTGATGATCACGACGCAGTCGGACGAGCAGCCTGCCGGGATTTGGAAGACTGAACTCAAGAAGGCGCGCGATATCCGGGACGGGAAAGGTGGTGCGTCGCCGATATTGCTCCCGGTTCTATATGAGTTTCCGCATAATCTGCAAAAGGACCAGGACTATTGGCGCGACCAGCGGCACTGGCCGATGATCCTCCCAAACATTGGGCGCTCGATCGATCCGGAGCGATTGGCGGCAGACTATGAGAACAACGGCAAGGTCAATGACCAGGCCGAGCAGATCTGGGTCTCGCAGCATCTCAACATCGAGATAGGGGTTGGACTAAAGACCGATGGTTGGGCCGGCGCGGAATATTGGGAGGCGGCCGAGGACCCGGCGCTGACGCTGGACGAGATCTTGCTGCGATCCGAGGTTGTGGTGGTCGGCATCGACGGCGGCGGGCTCGATGACCTGTTCGGCGTGGCCGTGGTCGGGCGTTGTCGTGAGACGCTCGATTGGCTGGTCTGGACGCATGCGTGGTGTCACCGCAGCGTGCTCGAGCGGCGCAAGTCGATCGCGGCGCGGCTGGTGCAGGCGCAGGCGGCGGGCGAGCTGACAATTGTGGAGCATGCAGCGCAAGACATCGACGACATCGTCGAGCTGATTGCCGGCATCAGGGACAAGAAGCTGCTGGCGTGCGTGGCCGTCGATCCCGCGGGCCTGGGCGAGTTCATCGAAAGTCTCCGCGCGATCGATATAACGCAGGAGAAGGAGCAGGTCGTCGGCGCGCCGCAGGGCTACCAGCTTATGAATGCCGTCAAGACGTGCGAGAGAAAAACGGAAAACGGGTCTCTGAAGCATTGCAAGAATGCGCTGATGGATTGGTGCGTGGGAAACGTGAGGATCGAGGCTACGGCCACGGCAATTCGCGCGAGCAAGCAAAACGCTGGCGATGCGAAAATAGACCCGTGGATGGCGCTGATGGACGCGGTCACCGTGATGGTGCGCGATCCGAAGCCGCAGCGGACACCGGAACTGCAGTTGTTCTTTGCGTAGCTTGAATTCGGCTTCCCTCAGGCGAGGGGAGGGAGTTGCTCGGCGATCTTGCTGATCTGGCGGATCACTGCGGCCCTCTGCTTCTCATTGAGGCTATTGAAATGAACCGTCGAGCGGATCATCGCATATTCGACGGCGAGGTCGATCAAGTCTCGGTGGCTGCAGGTGGTGGCGAATGTCTTGGTCATTTGTCTGTCTTCCTTTGTTCTGATGAAAGTAAAATATAATATTTACCTAAGCAGTCAATAGTATTCGCGCGCTATTATTTGGACAATACAGTAAAACACAGACTAGGAAAGTAAAGCAAAGGTCAACCGTCATGCTGAGCCGGGCTTATTCGCTTCTCACCGTGAAAGCGGTGGAGGAAGATCAGCGCATCTTTACGGGCACGGCCACAACGCCTGAACCTGACCGGATCGGGGACATTATAGAACCGCTCGGCGTAAGTTACAAAAACCCGCTCCCGCTTTTACATCATCATAAATCCGATAAGCCCATCGGCACGGTTACGTTTGATAAACCTACTGCGGACGGAATTACCTTCAAAGCTAAAATCCCTCATGTCGCGGAACCTCCCTCACTTAAAGATCGTGTAGACACGGCCTGGGCAGAAGTGAAAGCCGGGTTGGTGCGCGGCGTATCAATCGGTTTCCGGCCTCTTGAACACGCAATGCTTAAGGATGGCGGGGTTCGTTTTATTGAAACCGAGGTTTTAGAGCTGAGCTTAGTAAGTGTGCCGGCAAATGCGTCGGCCACCATCGCCACCGTCAAATCTCTCGACACCGCGCAGCGGGCCGCGCCCGGCCACAAGCAACGCGCTGTCGTGCATCTCAACCCACCCGGCGCCTCGGGACGATCTCAACAGTCTGCCCAGGAGGGCGCCATGAAGACCATTGCAGAGCAGATCACTGCTCTTGAATCGAAACGGATGGCCAGTGCCACGCGCATGGAAGCCGTGATGCAGAAGACACTCGACGAGGATCGCACCTCGGACGCTGCCGAGCAGGACGAGTTCGACAAATTGTCCGGCGAGGTCGAGGCGATCGACAAGGACTTGGTGCGGCTGCGCCAGGTCGAGAAGGCCAAGGCGTTTGCCGCCAAGCCGGTGGTCAAGGCCGAGACGGCGCATGAAGGCGCCGAGGCGCGCAGCAGCTCCATCATCGTCAAGCCACAGCCGAAGCTGGAGCCGGGACAGCTTTTCGCCCAGAAGGTCAAATGTCTGGCGCTGTCGCAGAAGGTGTTTCGTCCTGCGGCCGATATCGCTGCGGAAATGTACGGCCCCGACAGTGCCGTCGTCGGTGAATTTACGAAGGCCAACGTCCCGGCCGGCACGACGGTCTCCGGAAACTGGGCCGCCAATCTGGTCGGCACCGACACGAACGCGGTCGCCGCTTTCCTAGAATATCTTCGGCCAATGACCATCCTCGGTCGCTTCGGCGTTGGCGGCGTGCCCGCCCTGCGATCGGTGATGTTCAATACGCCGTTGATTACGCAGACCGGCGGCGGGGCCGGCTACTGGGTCGGTGAGGGTAAGGCCAAGCCGCTAACCTCGCTGAACTTCGCGCGCACGACGCTCTCTCCGACGAAGGTCGCGAATATCTGTGCCCTGACAGACGAGTCGATTCGCTTCAGTAATCCGAAGTCGGATATGATCGTTCGCGATAGTTTGGCGGCGGCCTTGCGAGAACGATTGGATATCGACTTCATCGATCCGGCGAAGACAGCGGTCGTGGGTGTGTCGCCAGCCTCGATCACCAACGGTGCCGCCACGGTTGTATCGTCCGGCGATGATGCCGACGACATCCGGCTCGATATCCGGTCGCTGTACGCCAAGTTCGCCGCGGCCAATAATCCGGTTTCGACCGGCGTCTGGATCATGTCTTCGAACAACGCGGTTGCCTTGGCGATGATGACCAATCCGCTGGGACAACCGGAGTTTAGTGGCATGACCATGACCGGCGGCACGCTTAACGGCATGCCGGTGATTGCCAGCGATTACATCACCAAGGCGATGAACATCGTCGTGCTGGTCAACGCCTCGGACATCTTCGTGGCGGATGACGGTGACATCGCGATTGATGCCAGCCGCGAAGCCTCGCTCGAAATGTCGGATGCGCCGGCACACAATTCGGGGACACCGACTGGCGCAACATCATTGGTCTCAATGTTCCAGACCAACACCGTCGCAATTCGTGCGGAGCGCATCATCAACTGGATGCGTGGACGGACCCAGTCGGTTGCATATCTAACCAGTGCCGATTGGGGCGGCCCGGTGCATACCGCGTAAGGACTTGCCGATGAAAATGCGTCGCATGATGGCGGTCAAGCCGCACAAGTACGGAACGCGGCATTTGACTGCCGGCGAGGAGTACGAGGCGCCGGCGCGGCATGCGCTGGCGCTCCTCGCGAGCAAGAAGGCGCGCTATGCGGCGGAGGCCTCGCCTCGTCCTCCCGGCAAGCTTCCGCCGCAGTCGTTGCCGCCGGCTCCGCTGCCAGAGCCGGCGGTGGCGGCGCGGATGGAGACCGATCCGCTCGACGAGTTGCGCGGCCAGGCGCATCGGCTCGGCATCGAGGTCGACAGGCGCTGGGGCGCCGTCCGGCTGCAGCTCGAGATCTCGAAGGTTTCACGGGAAACAAATTAGTGCGCATTTTCGGTCTGCCGATCCCCTTTACCGGTGAGAAGCAGAAAGCCTTGAGCTCTGTGTCGGAAGGCCGCGGCGGCTGGTTCCCGATCGTCCGCGAGCCGTTCGCTGGCGCATGGCAACGCAACGTCTCGATCAACACCGACACCGCGGCGAGCTTTCACGCCGACTTCGCCTGCAAGACGTTGATCGCGCGCGACATCGCCAAACTGCGCATCAAGCTCGTCGAGAAGGATGCTGACGATATCTGGTCGGAAACGACCAACCCGGCGTTCTCGCCGGTGCTGCGCCGGCCGAATAACTATCAGACCCGCAATCAATTCGTGGAATGCTGGGCGCTCTCCAAGCTGTCGCGTGGCAATACCTATGTCCTCAAAGAACGCGACAACCGCCAAGTCGTCACCGGCCTTCATGTGCTCGACCCGACGCGAGTGCAGCCGCTGGTGTCCGACGATGGCGCGGTGTTCTACCGCCTGAGCAGCGACAATCTCGCGGGCATCGGCGACGTGATTGTCCCGGCGCGCGAGATCATTCACGATCGATTTAATTGCCTCTTCCACCCGCTGGTCGGCACGCCGCCGGTGTTCGCCAGTGGCCTGTCCTCGATGCTCGGGCTCAATGCGCAGCGCGCCTCGGCGCTGTTGTTCGAAAACTCGTCGACGCCCGGCGGCATTATCACCGCGCCGGGCGAGATCAGCGACGTGCAGCAGACGCGATTCAAGGAGCAGTGGGAAACCCGCTTTGGTGGCGCCAACTATGGCCGCGTTGCCGTGCTCGGCGGCGGGCTGAAATATGAAAAGGTTTCGATGACCCATGTCGAGGGTCAGTTGATCGAAAATCTGAAATGGTCGGCCGAGGTCGTGTGCTCGGTCTATCATGTGCCGCCGTACAAGGTCGGCGTCGGTGCGCTGCCGAGCTACAACAACGTGCAGGCGCTCAACGTCGAGTACTATTCCCAGGCGCTGCAGTCTCACATCGAGGAGATCGAAGAACTGCTCGACTACGGGCTCGGGATCGGCTGGGGCGACGGGCTCGGGACCGAATTCGACACCGAGACCCTGCTGCGCATGGACAGCGTCACACAAGTGACGATGCTTCGCGACGCGGTCGGCGCCGGTGTGATGTCGCCGAACGAAGGCCGCGGCAAGCTCGACCTCAAGCCGGTCGATGGTGGCGAGTCGCCGTATCTGCAGCAGCAGAATTATTCGCTCGCAGCTCTGGCCAAGCGCGACGCGCAGGACGATCCGTTCGCGTCGAAGACGCCGGCCGCGCCACCGCAGCCGCCACAGGACAATCCGTCGGCGCCGCCGCCCGTGAAAGAAACGGATGATGCAGTTCTCGCGCAATTGTTTGCCTGGGAATTAAAGGCCGCCTACCGCGAGGCCGCATAATGGATCACACCGCGATCGCGGCCCTCGCCAAGGGTCTGGTGCCATTCGTCCGCGAGGTCGTCGGCGACGCGCTGGCGCCGCTTGCCGCCCGTCTGGCCGAGCTCGAGGCGCGGCCGGTCGAGAAGGGCGATGCCGGGCCCCCCGGACCACCAGGCCTGCAAGGCCTGCGGGGGCTGCCAGGGCCGCAGGGGGAGCTCGGGCCGGAAGGGCCGCCAGGGCCGCCAGGAAGCCCAGGGGCGGCCGGTGAGCCGGGGCCGCAGGGTTTGCCAGGACTGGCCGGCGAACGTGGCCAGTGCGGCCCGGATGGCGAGCGCGGGCCACCTGGCGCGCAGGGGTCGCCAGGGGTGACCGGCGACAAGGGCGAGAAGGGCGAACCGGGCCGTGACGGGCGCGATGCCGCCGACCTGGCCCTGCTGCGAAGCTACATCGTCGAGCAGGTCACCTCGGAAATCGCCGGCATCTTCAAGGCCGCATCGTTCACATCTCCGGACGGCGGGCGAACCCTGACCGCGGCGTTCGGCGGCATCAGCCACGAGATCAAGACCCGCCTCCCGCTTGATGCCGGCGTATGGACCGAGCGCGCCTATGTGGCCGGCGACACCGTCAGTCATGGCGGCTCGATGTTCATCGCGCAGGCCAACACCATCGAGAAGCCGGGCAAGTCGGATGACTGGCGGCTCGCCGTCAAGCGCGGCGCCGACGGGCGGGACTGGCGGCCGGAGCAGGACAAGCGCGCGCTCGAGCCGGTACGGTTCAAATAATGCACTCGGTCTTTGAGATCCTCGACGAGTCGACCGACAGCGCCGGGCCGGATCTGGTCAGCCTCGACGACCTCAAATTCGCGCTCGGCATCACCGGCAGTGCGGACGACGCAGGCCTGCAGGCGGCGATCACGTTTCAATCACGGCTCATTGCAGAATATTGCGACCGGCGCTTCGGGCGGGCGGAGTGCTTGGAAACGTTTACGTTCGATCGCAACGAAATCATGCTGACGCGCCAGGCGCTGACGCTGTCGCTCTATCCGGTGGCCGAAGTGCTCGAGATCTCGACAGTGGGGGCCACGTCCGCCGACTATGAGCTCGATCCGCCGACCGGCCGGCTCTGGACCGATGGCAGATGGGCAGATGTTGTGAGCGTCACCTATTCCGGCGGGTACGACCTGCCGGAAGAGGCGCCGGCCAGGTTGCAAAAGGCCGTGATCGAGGCGGTCAACGAGGCGAGGACATCCGGCGCGCGCGATCCCAATATCCGCGAGGTGGCGCACGGCGACACGCGGGTGTCGTACTTCACGTCGCCGCTGGCGTCCGGGTCACCGGGCTTTCTGTCGGCGCCGGTGGTCGATCTCATCCGGCCGTTCCGGCGGCTGCACGCCGCCTAGAGAGGAGTCGGTGACATGACAAGGGGTCTGATCTTCTGGGTTTTGATGCTGATCTGGTTCGTGTTCTCGCTGGCGGTGTTCGGCGGCTTCGTCGGCGGCGTGTATGCCGTTGGTGGTGGAGCCTTGCTGCACTTCATCTTGTTCCTGCTGTTGGGATGGCAGGTCTATGGACCGCCGGTCCATGGGTAAGGCGGATCAGGAGTTACGGAAGTGACCGAATTGCAGGGCTGGATCATTGTTTCGGAACTCGCATTAATCTTGGTTGCCATCATGGGCAAGGGTTATGAAATCCGGCACGGGTCATTGATCGTGGCGCTGCTGCTCGGCTTGCCGTCGCTGCGCATCATCGGGCTTGCGGCGTAAGGCTATGCAGTTCTGGTCGGTGCCGCGCGAGTGGCCTGGCGAATGCTGCTTCATCGTTGCCGGCGGGCCGTCGGTGCTCGCGCACGACCTTGAGCAGTTGCGCGGGCAGCGCGTGATCGTCATCAACTCGAGCATCCACACGATGCCGTGGGCCGACTTTCTGTATTTCGGGGACTGGCGCTGGTGGAACGAGCCGGAAAACCAGGCGGCGATCGCAAACTTTGGAGGGCGCGTCGTCACGGTCTCTAACATGGTGCGGAACGAGAAGGTTCTCGTCTGTCGCAAGGCCAAGCCGCCGGGACTGGCGCAGGCGCCCGATTGCCTGATGCAGAAATGGACGTCGCTGACCGCGGCGACCAATCTCGCCGCGCACCTGGTCGGCCGCGGCGGGACGATCGTCTGGCTCGGCGCCGACGGCAAGGCGGCGGCGGATGGCCGGGTCTGGCATCACAAGCCGCACCGATGGGGGCCGAAGCCGGAACGCTACGACCGCCATCGGGCGGACATTGCCACCATGGCCGAGCCACTGCGGATGATGGGCGTCACGCTGCTCATCGCCGGCCCCAGTGCTTATGCTGACCTGTGGCCGATGGTCAGCTTGCAGGACGTCTTGCGGGAGCGGCGCGCGGCTTGAGCCAACGACTTACAAACAGAATGTCCACAACGCATCAAAAAGTCTGGGGCAGCGAATTATGGATCGTCAATACCGATGCGTATTGCGGCAAGAAGTTAATACTTCGCAGAGGCATGCAATGCAGCCTGCACTATCACGAGCTCAAGGATGAAACGTTTTATGTGCAAAGTGGATTGGTGAGGTTTGAGAAGGACGGGGATGTTTCAATGCTGGGTCCCGGCAATTCAATTCACGTCCCGCCTCGGAGCTTGCATAGGTTTGCGGGTATCGAGGACAGCGAAATCTTCGAGTTTTCCACCCACCACTCGGAATCCGATGTCTATCGGATTGAGCCGTCCAGATGAAGCCCGGGCCGATCGTGTTCGATGGAATGCAAGGGTTGGGCGATTGTCTGCACCAGCGCGCGCTCGTGCGCCGGGTGCTCGCGACGTCGAATTCTGACATATGGCTGACAACCCCGTGGCCGTGTCTCTATTACGACCTCGTCGGCGGGCGGTTTGCGGTGTTGCCGCCGGCTCGAACGACGCTGCGCACCCAGCACAAGAACCTTGTGCGCGAGCGCGAGCGCTACACGCGCCAGCGGCCACCACTCCTGCCAAAGAAAAAGAAAATCTGGTACGACACACCGAGCATTCGCGCCTCGAACTCCATTCTGGGCGGCATGCTGCGCTATACACTGCGGCAGCCGCTCGACGGCGCGGACTTCTCGTTGCCGGTGCCCGAGGCATGGCGCGCGGAGGCGCTGCACATCGTGCGACCACGGTCCGGCCGTCCTATCATGGTGCTGCGGCCGCTGGTCGACCGCACCGAATGGGGCGGCTGCGCCACTCGCAATCCTGACCTGGAGTCCTACGCGGCGCTCTACAATGCCATCCGCTCGCGGTTTTTCGTGGTGTCGATCGCCGACCTGGTCGACGGCGTCGAATGGATTTGTGGCGACCATCTGGATGCCGACGTTACCCTGCATGCGGGAGAACTCGACACCGAGGCCATGGTCGGATTGATCGCTTCTGCCGCGCTCACGTTCTGCTCGCCCGGCTTTGCGCTGATCGCCTCGCAAGCTGTTGGCACCCCGGTGATCAGTGTGTACGGCGGGCGCGAGTCGTCACGCTTCTATGAATACGGCGCGCGCTTTGCGCCCACGCTCGGCATCGATCCGGTGCGGCCGTGCGACTGCTTTCTGCCTAAACACCAGTGCGACAAGCGTATCGATCTCGACCACGCTCACGCACGCATCGCGCGTTTCCTGGACACGATCGAGCAACATGAACATCGACGACAAGCCGGATGAAGTGGAACTGCGCGCCATTGCGCGCCACCCGCTGAACATCAAACTTAACCGAGAGCTGCAGGCATGCTTTGACCGCCAAAAGCCGATGACACCGATGTCGCTGCCGACCGGTCCGCAGTCGCGCCTTGACGTGCGGCCAATCGATTGGGCCGGCTTGCCGCGGCGCTACATGAACCCCGGCGAGCTCGAGGTGCTGATCACGCTGGTGCGCAGCGTGTCGCCGCGCCACGTCATCGAGATTGGCGTCAACGCCGGCCGCACCGCCAAGGCGATCCTCGCTAACGTGCCGGGTATCGAGTGCTACACCGGGATTGACGTGCCGCTCGGCTATGTCCCGGAGAAGGCGGTGCAGCGCTACGAGGTGCCAGCCAATCCTGGCGAGTTGGTCAAGGACGATCCGAGGTTTCATCTGGTGGTGCGCCCGCGTGGATCGCTCGATCTCACGCCGCAGGACTTGCCACTCGCCGACGCGGTCTTCATCGACGGCGACCACGGGCGCGTTGCCGTCGAGCATGACAGCGCGCTGGCGGGGGCGATCGTCAGGCCCGGTGGGATCATCATCTGGCACGATTATCACGACCTCGGTACGGTCGATGTGAAGCCAGTGCTCGATGCCCTGCACCGCGATGGTCGCGACATCGTGCATGTCGAAGGCACATGGCTCGCATTCGAGCGGCTGACACTGGCGAGCTGATGCCCATCGACTACAGCGCATTGCTGTTTGACCCGGTCTATGCCGAGCTCGGCGTGCCGGCAGTCATCGGCACCGGAGAGATTACCGTCATCGACGACACCCGGCCGAAGGCCTTGCCGATATCGAATGCGATACAAGCGGCCACCTCTGCCGATGTGCGCACCGTCGGGCCGGGCGCCTTTGCCCGCATCTACGAGCTCACCAGCAAGGGCATCACGCGCGACGTCTGGATCGACGCCGCTCTCAGCTTCAATGGCCGAACCTGGATCGTGCGTTCCTACGAGTTGCGCGGCAGTCCAATGGGCGAGGACCTCGGCGAGGTGCGGTTTTTGCTGAAGGAGCACACCGGCAACGGCGGCGGCGGCGACGACGACGGCTTCGCGTCGAGCTCCGTTTCCAGCCGCTCGATTTCGGGTGGGGCGATATGACTGAGGCTGAGCGTTGGCACCCGATTGCGGGGTTGAATTACGAAGTTTCAGATCATGGCCGCATTCGCCATGCCCGGTTCCGACGCATTCTGAAACTACGCTGCGACCGCGATGGTTATCTCCGAGTCACTCTGGGTGACCGTCGTGCTTACCTTATGCACGTGTTAGTCTTGACGGCGTTTGCCGGTCCCCGCCCAATTGGTTTCGTAACCCGCCATCTCAACGGCAACCCAAGGGATAATAGATTGGAGAATCTGGCGTGGGGCACGCAAGCGGAAAATTATCGGGACATGGTCGCCCATGGTCGTGCGCTTCATGGTGTGCGCCACCCTAATGCGAAGCTGACATACCAGGACGTTGAAGCTATTCGAAAAGCCAAAGGCCCCTACGGCTTCGTGACTCGGCTAGCTCGGAGTTACGGTGTTTCTCAAAGTTCCATCTCACAGATCCGGTCGAGCAAATACCGGTCGTGGCATTGCGTCCGCGATTGCTTTCCCACCGGAAAGAGAGGGGCGATCTGATGACCGCCGTGATGGGCACCCCATTCGACCGTGTTGCGTGTCCGACGGCAACATTGGGCACCGGCAACGTCGTGGTTACCGATCCCATCGCATCTTACATGCGCCCTTACGACGCCGGTGTCCGTGACGGCAATCCGGTTACGTTGCTGCTCGAGGAAGGCGATAACTTTGAGCTGGTCGAGGCGACGGCACGCAATTGCACGGCGCAGAGTTGTGAGTTTACGCGCGACGTGGTGCGGTATTCCTCGATCGGCGGCGTGGTCGGTCAAGCCAAACTGAGCTTGAAGGGCGCGGCGCGTGCGTCCGTTGTCGCGGGTGCCTCCGACCTCAACGTCCACCTCGGGGGCACGATCAACGGCAACATCATCCTCAACGGCGATCTCGCGGTTAGTGGCACGCTTACGGGGCCGAACCTTCCGGCCGGGCCGCCTGGCCCGCAGGGCGAGGATGGACCGCAGGGGCCGCAGGGCGAGACCGGAGACCCGGGCTCACAGGGCCCCACCGGCCCGCAAGGGTCGCCGGGACCGCAAGGCGCTCAGGGTCAGCCAGGTGCAGCCGGCCCGCAAGGCCCCAAGGGCGATGCCGGCACCATCGGTCCGCAAGGCGTCCCAGGGCCGGCTGGTTCACAGGGGCCGAAAGGCGACAAGGGCGATACGGGCGCGACAGGTAGTCAGGGTTTGCAGGGCGTTCCGGGCGCTCCAGGATCGGCTGGTGCGACTGGCCCGGCGGGGCCGACCGCCGTCAGCGCCAACGCTGGAAATTTAGCCAAGCTCGGCACCGACAATCTAATATTCGTTCCGAATACCGGCCCGATCAAAGGCGTCACCGATGGGAGCGATGCCGCAGCCGGCATGGTGGGCGAGGTGCTTTCGTCCAGCAATATCGGCGGGGTAGCGTTGACAACGAACGCGGCCATGAATGTCACGCAAATAACCCTGTCCCCCGGCGACTGGAATGTGGGGGGCGTGATTATATTCTCCCCAGCCAACACCGGCCCCAACTCTGTAATTGCAGCTCTCAGCCAGACCGCAGCGACGTTGCCGTCAGATAACGACGTGGCCACGGGCAGGGGGATCATGCAGCAGATCTGGGCGAGCTCGATGCCTTCGAACAAAACCCAGACCACGCCGACAAGTCTGATGCGCGTTAATACCAGCACATCGAAGACGGTGTATCTGGTGGCCTTGGCGGTGTTCGGCGGCGGGATCGTGACTGTGACGGGCTATATATCGGCCAGGCGCGTGCGGTGACCGACGTCCGCGAGGCCATCCTGGCGCGGCTGCTCGTGGTGGTCGCCAGCGTTCCGAATATCAAAACGGCGCAACGCAACAACGTCGACATCACGGAAGATGCATTGCCGGCGGTGGTCGTGTTCGACGGCGACGAGGAAACGCAAGGCGCACTCGATCACCTGGAACGGCAATCTTCTTCGCCGGTCGTCATGCACATGCAGCCCGAGATCGTCATCGTGCAGCAGGCCGACGAGGTCGGATCAGAACTAACGACCTTGCGGCGCGAGTTGGTCCGGCGGGTACTGACTGACACCGTACTTAATGAAGAGATCGTCAAGACCTGGCGGAACGGCAACGGGGCGATCCGATACCTCGGCTGTCAGACCGACCTCGGCTGGGGGCGCTCGCTGCAAGGCGCGCTGCGTGCGCAGTTCATGTTCAGATACTCACTCAAAATAGAGGACCTATAAGCCATGCCCGCAAGCCCCTCGATCCAAAACTATCACATTGGTAAAGGTATCGTCAGTTTCCGGGAGGATGGTGCTCCCGACTTCGTCGATCTCGGCAACGCGCCGTCGTTCGTGTGGACGCCGACGATCGAGAAGAAGGAGCACTTCTCGTCCCGTGAGGGTGTCAAGGTGAAGGACTTCACCGCGATCACTCAGACCGGCGCGACCATCAAGATCACGCTGGACGAGATCAACGGTGAAAACCTCGCCATCTTCACGCTCGGCGAGAAGGGCACCGACACTGACGGCAACGTCACCATATCGGCCTTCAAGAAGACCGAGGTCGCCGGCGTGTTCAAGGTTGTCGGCACCAACGACATCGGTCAGCAGGTGGATTACGTCGGCCGTGCCTCGGTCAACCCGTCCGGCGATTTCAGCTTCATCACCGACTCCGATGACTTCTCCACTCTGGAAATCGAGGCCGAGGTGCAGAAGGGCGACGCCGGCGACTTCGGCATCTTCACCGTCCGCGACGAAGCGCCGTCGGCGTAAAGGGGAAAAGAAGCATGGCTGACTTATTAGACATCGCACCGTCGACGGCCAGCGAGGCCGTCTGGATCGGTGGGCACCGGATTAGCGTGCGCGGCGTCTCCATCGACACTGTCGCATCGCTGATTGCCAAGTTTCCGGAGCTGCGGGCGCTGGTCAATGGCGGCTGGGACGAAGATATTGTGCCGCGGGTCATTCAGTTCTGCGGCCGGGCAGTCGGGCCGATCATTGCCGCAGGATGCGGGCATTTCGGTGAGGAGGCCTACGAGCAGCGCGCGGCGCAGTACGTCCTTGAGTATCAGGTCAAACTTCTCAAGGCCATTATCGGTCTGACATTCCCAAACGGGATTGGCTCGTTCGCCGAGGATCTGACGGGCCTCATCGGCGGAACGGGCGGAAGGGCAAAGCCCATCAAGATGCGCTCGAAGAGGTCGCCGTCGCCATTACCGGACTCATCCGGCGCGGATTCCCCCCCGACTTTGCAATGAGCCTGACGCTGCGGCAGCTCTTCGCCTATGATGAGATTGTGGCGAAGATCAATCGGCTGGAGCGGGCGGAAGAGCTGGCACTCACCTCTCTCGCCATCGGCATGCAGAGCGATAAGCACAAGCAGGCGGTTGAGAAGACGATCAAGGAATTGCGCGGGTGAACTTCATGCCGCTTGATAATTGGTGACCTTGCAAGATGTCTCGGCAGTCTGGTTATGGAAAAAGCCCATGTTGAACTTGTGCTGCGATAGGCTGCCATGAGCGGGGATGTGCGCGTAGAGTGTCCGGGTATTGCTGTCGATCCTTGTGCCGGATGGGCCGGAATGTACGCAGTGAATAGTAATATCTTTGACCGCATGGTCGCGGTCGTTTTTGATCGTAAAATCGGCCAACATGACGATGTCGTAGCTGGCCTTATTCCAGGCAAAATTCGTTATATGAACTCCACCGCTCGGCATTCTATTGCTGATGGCCGGCTCCTGTTGCGACTTCGATGGAGAAGATGGCGCAAATACAGCGATCGCCCACAGCCCCAACGCGATGCCCCAGACCCAGCACATGAACTTGAACACAGGCGCACCTTCCCTTTCATCCGGTTAAACCGGATGAAGTTGGCGCAGAGATCGCCCAGCATCGCAAGCGAGAGGGGTTGTTGCTTTGCGCCAAACATTTGATTTTTCGTGCCAGGGCGGCTGAATGAAGCTCGTTTTCTCGGCCCAGGAGGCGATCTTCGAGCGGTTGGTCAAGGAGATCGGGCTTCACATTGACGAGGCCAGGGCCGGGGCCGTTCAGGACGCTGCCGACCTCGCGGTGCGTGAGGGGCGGGCAAACATCGCGACGGCCGGCTTTCCGGCGCGCTGGCGGGCGTCGCTGAAGTCGAAATTCTACCCGAACAAGGGTGACGATCCGGCGGCCCTGGTCTTTGACACCATCCCGTTCGCTGGGGTGTTCGAGCGCGGGATCACGATCAAAGGGCGGCCGTTGCTGTGGCTGCCGCTCGAGCGGAACTTGCCGGCGGGCATCCATTCGCCGCGCCAATATGGCGGCAAGCTGGTGTCGGTGAACGTCGCGGGCAAGCCACCGCTATTGTTTGACGCCGGCAAGCGCGAGCTCGGGCCGCTGTTCGTCGGCGTCTCGGCTGTCAACATTCGCAAGCGGCTCGACCTCTACGCCATCTTCGCGCGGGCTGCAGGACGCATGACCGAATTCTACGAGCAACGGATCAAAGGCTAAAAATGGCCAGCAAGACGATAAGCCAGCGCATCGCCCTTGAGGGCGGCGATGACATCAAGAAGAAACTCGAAGAGCTCGGCGCGGCCGGCGAGAAGTCGTTCAAGCAGATCGCGGATGCCGCCCAGAAGGCCAAGGTCGATCCGCAGCAATATGCGCAAACTCAGCAAGCACTCAACGGGCTGGTGACCACGGGCTCGCAGCTCGCCAATCAGTTCCTGCAGTTGGCGCAGGCTGTGACGGCGTTCGGGAGCCAGGGCACGCAGGCCACCGCAGCGGTCGCGACCGGGTTGAATGCGGCCAATGCAGCGGCGCAGCAGACCGGCGCAACAATGCAGCGGGCCGGCCAGCAAGTAGCTGGCGCCGGACAAACGGCCGGGGAGTCGCTGATCTCGACTGCCAACAAATGGCGGCTTGCCGCCGCAGGCATCGTCCTTGCGATTGGCGCCGTCGTAACAGCTCTGACCAAGGGCGCGGTCGAAACCGGCGCCAAGATCGCCGAGCAGGCCCAGAAGCTGAAACTGAGCACGGAGCAATGGGTGGCGCTTCGTCAGGCGATCGCTGGTGCTGGCGGTTCCTTTGATGATTTTATCAAAGGGGCCGGCACGACCGTCGGCTTGATCGAGAAGATGAAGGATGAGATTGCGAAGGCATCGACGACAATCAAGATCATGGGTGCAGACGGTAAACTCGTCGATATCACCACCACAGCCATGAATCAGTTGACGAAGGAAACCGCTGCAACAGTGACGGCGTTTCGCCAACTCGGCGTACAGATGAAGACGCTGCAAAGCGGCGATATGCTGAAAATCCTGACCGAGACTGCGGCGATGATCGACAGGATGCCGGATGGGCTGAAGAAATCGGCCGCTGGGGTGCAATTCTTTGACGATAGCTGGAAGGACGTTATCAAGGCCCTGCTCGCTGCGAAGACGTCGACGGTCGACTCGGAAGAGGCGATGCGGAAAAAGTCGCGCGAGTTGACGGCCGATCAGGTCGACACGGCCAAGAAAGTCAAGGACGCATGGGCGGACCTGAGCGCAGCGATCCGCGCTACCAGGGATCAGATCGGCGCGCTATTCGCTCCTGGCGAGTTGACGAAGGTTCAATGGCTGACGCAACTCGTCGACGGCTCGCGCGAGCTGCTGAAAATGTGGCTTGGCCTGAGCCAGGCCCGTCGCGCGGCCTTCCTCGAAAACATCGGGGACACGCCGGTAACAACCGCGTTCAAGATCCTGGCGGCGATCAGCGAGCAACTCGCAGGCATCTGGAGAGACGTGCTGGTTCCGGCCGGCAAGAAGCTGATGGAGGTGGTCGAAAATATTGCCAGCAGTTTTGAGGGTGTAACGACGGCACAGGTGATTGCGGGTTTCATCACGCTGACGGCTGCTGCTGTCGCGCTGGCGATTGCGTTCAAGGGTATCAGCTTTGTGCTGTCGCCATTCACGGCACTGATAGGATTGTTTGCTTCCTTCGGCCCTATTCTCATCCCGCTCATTGCGCTGGTGGTGCTGTTCTGGGATCAGATCAAGGCTGGCGCATCCACATTGGCGGGGTTGCTGCCGGATTTGGGAGATCAATTGCAAGAGACGTTCAAAGCATTGTTGAAGGGCGACTTCGCGGGCGCCTGGAAATCGTTCAGCGCAGCGGCGGTCGAGGCATTCTTCACCATCAACCAGGCCATCATGCAGAGCGAGGGTGTGCTCGGGGATTTCGCCAGGGCGATCTCGGGCGAAGGTGTTGTGCAAAGGCCGTGGGTGAAGGAGTTTGTCGACTCCATCAAGGAAATGGGCGTGGAGTTGCCGGCCACGCTCGCGCTCATCGCTGCCGCTTTTGTTGCCTTGCGCAAAGCCGGAATTGCTCTCGCACCTGTGCTCAGCAAAATATTCGGTGTGGAGGTGTCTGGCACGGGAGTCCTTGTGCTGGGGATCGTCGGACAGATGACTGGGGCGTTCCAGGCGTTAGCAGCAGTGGCAACCGTCGTTGCCGCGGCCTTTACAGTGTTTTTCGGTGCGGTTGGGGCGGTCGGAGTGGCATTTGGCGCCACCGCGGCGGCAATAGTCTTGGTGGTCCCTATCCTTGCTGCTGCGATCTTTCTTTTCCGGGACCAGATCAAGGCCGCGCTCCTCGCTATCGTTGCCTTCTTCGAGAGTGTGACCGCCGCCATAGATCAGGCCATTCAGAACTGGGTTCTGACGCCGGTCGCGAATGCCTGGCAATGGATCAAGGACACGGCGGTCAGTGTATGGGAGCAGGTCAAGGCGCTTGCACTGCAGGCTTATCAATCGGTCGTTACGTTCGTCACGACGGCACCGGGCGAGGCTTGGCAGTGGCTCAAGGATAAGTTCCAGGAAGCTCTGGACTGGATCATTGCGAAGTGGAACGCGACCGTCCCGAAGTTCATGCAGATCGGCGGCGGCGCTCCAGCGCCTGCCGGTGCGGCGGGGGGTCAGGTTGGCGGCAGTGCTGGATTTGCCGGCGGCGGCCTGCTCGGTGGCCGCGGCACTGGCACAAGCGACAGCAATCTCGCGTGGGTGTCTCGCGGTGAGTTCATCACGCCGGCACGCGCGGTGAGCCAGCCGGGCGTGCTGGCGTTCCTTGAGGCACTGCGGCGTTCAGGTGGCAACCTGCGTGACGTGCTCGACGGCATGGGGCGGTTTGCGCTCGGCGGCATGGTGCGGGCGCCGATCTCGATCCCGGCATTCGCCGGCGGCGGGATGCACAACGTCACCATCGCATTTCCGGGCCTGCCGGAAATCACGGGGCTGCGCGCCTCGTCCGGTGTGGTCGATGAATTACGCCAGGCCGCCGCCATGGCGCAGGTGCGCTCGGGCGGGCGCAAGCCCAGCCGGTATTCCTGATGCCGGCCTATACGTTGCTCGCGATCGACGGCGTTGACTTCTCGCAATATGCCGTGCGCGGCATCACCATGACGCTGGCGCCGATCGATCAGGCGGCAGCTCTGGCGCGCGACTGCCGCGGCGCGCTGGCCGACATCTCGCTGGCGCAGTTTCGGCAACACAAAGTGACGATCAGTTGCACGGACCATGAAGCGCCGACGCTCACCGACGTGTGGCCGGGGCAGGACATCACCATCACCTGCATCCCCGGCCTCGGCGCTGCCAACACGACCGGCGACGTGCTCACCATCCTGGCCAAGGTGACGAGCTGGAACACCTCGCGCGACGAATGGGCGGCCGAAGTGGCGTGGACATTGGAAGCTGAGCAGCGGGCAACATGACTGAGTGCTGCAAGAATTGCCGGTTCAGCCGTTCAGCTACGCCAGACGCAGGCCCGACAGCAGAAGACGTCCTGGACTGTCGTAGATATGCGCCTAGGCCAATCGTCCGCCAGGTTGACGGCTGGGGCGATGATACGAGCACCGAATGGTGCTGGCCAATTGTCTTTGACGAGATGTGGTGCGGTGAATGGGCCGCGCGTCGCGAGGCTAACTGATGCCCGCCGGACTTCCGTACTTCGCTTGGACCGATCCGGGCGAAACGACGTTCGGTCCCGAGCACATGCGCTGGGACGAGGATGTGTTCTCGTTCTCGCTCAAGCAGGACGAGGGCGACCCGGCGTCCTTGACCCTGGTGGTGCGCCGGCCACGCAATTCGGCCGGCAATGCCATCGGGCTGCTCGGTCCCGGCCGCAAGATCTGGGCGTGGTTCGCGCTCGACTGCGGGCCGGATCTGATCCGTTTTCGCGGCCGGCTCGTGGGTGTGCCGACCAGCATCTTCGAGGAACTGGTGACGCTGGAATTCGTGGCGCGGCCGATCGACCTGGTGGCGCAGAAGGAAGCCCTGGCCGAGACGTTGCGGGTACTGCCGTATTACGACGAGGTGGTGATCGACCCAGCGCGGCGTACCGACCCGGAGGTCGTGCTCGAAGGCTACAGCGCGATCTGGCACTACGATCGCGAGACCCACGTCCTGACCGTCTCGGATGAGATCGACGGCGAGGACGGGCTCGTTGAGTTCAACGGCGCCAGCGAAGATGGCAAGGTGCTCTATGACGGTCTTGGCCTCAACCTCACCAGCGGGCCGCTCACACGCGTCGATGTGAAAGCCGAATACACCTGGACTCAATTGGCGCAAGGGACTGTCGATCTGACCCGCTACCTGACCGGTGGGACCGCCGGTCACGGTTTGATCATGTCGTATTATCTAACGGCCGACAGTTGGCCAAAACCCGGCGCTACGCTCGGCGACGGCTGGGTTGCTGCCGATGCATCCGCCTATTCGGTCTACAGCAATCAAACCATCACCACGAGCTTTAGTAGCACCGCGACGGCCGTCTTCCCGGACACGTCGTGGTTTGGCCCCTCGTCCACGACGACAACCTTTACTGACACCACAAGCGAGCCCCTGGTCGGGCCCGGCTCGTCGACCTATGGTCTGACGGTGACGGACGACATCAAAGTAACGACGGCACCCGATGTCGTCAGCGATTACGGGACATCCACCTATACGTCGTCTTACAGCCGCAACTATTCGGAAACCTGGTCCGTGTTGCCGCTGAATTATCTCATTGTCATGCTGGTGGCCGGCTATTCGGCCAAACGGCAATGCACCGAGGTGGTGTCTTTTTCGCTGTTTGCTGATGTCCAGCCTGTCCTGACTGACCCAGAGGACGGCGAGGCGTTGCGGGTCGATGACGTCAAATCGGTCAACCTGAGCGAATCGATCGGGGAGGGATCGGATGCCTATGTGCCGATCGTCGATCCGCGGCGTCGATCCTACATTGCGACCGATCGCGGCAATCGCAGCCTTGAGCACTTGATCGCGTTGGCGCGAGCCCATCTGCTGAAGCGAGCACGGGTGGTGGAGATCACCGTTGCGCCCAGGCTCGCGCGCATGCCGGAGGTGACGTTGCGCAAAAATGCCTTCCTGGTGGAGCCGCGCATCGGTGAGGCGCTGGGCAAAGTCATCGGATATTCGGTTGCGTTGGATGGCTCGGATGGCCGGATCAAATGCGAGATCCGCATCGGCTGCCCCATCGGCCGCGGAGGTTCGGCGGTGGCTGCTGGCGGTGAGCCGACCTATTGCGACATCGCCTATACCGGCGCCGACTATCAGCAATTCACGGGACGCACGGTCCTGTTCGATACGTCGGTCGGCTACCAGCCGCCGGTTGCCAACCCAAACGACGATGGCTTGAACTTCCTCTATCCGCTCTCGGTAGCGGATGTCATCCAAATCCCGCTCGCGATCGATTATTCCAACGGGGAAAAAATGACATTCAAGCTCAAGAGCATGACCCGCGCCTTTTCGACCGATTACGATGTGCAGGTTAGCGATCTCAAGGTGCCAACCGGCTACGATCTGGAGGTTGTATAATGGCGGTTTTCGAGACCATCGTCCGGCCGGTCGTCTTTCCCAACATCCGGCCCGCGCCGGCGCAAGTGCTGGCGCCCGAGGACGACCCCACGCAGGGCATGGCAGTCATCAGCGCGGCCGCGGGCGGCGGCGGGCTCAGCGGCTCGCGCAGTTGGAGCGTCAACCTTTCACGGCAGAAGCCGCACAAGGAAGCGGTTCGGCAATTCAACAAGGAAAGGGTCTATCAGGTAGAACAAAAGCCTGGCGGCGCCAGCATCATGCATCAAGACAATTACGTTGAGGTCGAGCGATTGAAGCGAGTCAGGCTGGACACCACACAGGGGCCGATAAAAGTGCTCTATTCCGATCCGCCGAAGGTCGACAATGTCACCATCATCCAGGCCGACGTGACGCGATCTTCATAGGTCCGGCGAACAATGACCATCGTCTTTGTCACGACTGGCGCCTGGGGTGCTGGCAGCGGCACGCCCAACAGCGCGGCCCAGGTCGACGGCAATTTCTACGACGTCGATCAGCGGATCGTTGCGCTAAATGCCGATATGGCCGAAGGCAAGCGCATCGACAGCATTACTTATACTTCCAACAGCATGACGGTCCATTTTACCGATGGGACGTCGCAGACCATCCCGCTGCCGATTGCCGTCATCAGCTATGTCGGGCAGTGGACAAACGGCACGCCCTATACCCGCGGCCAGATGATCTCGGAGCGTGCCGTCGGCATGTACCAGGTGCTGGTGGATCACACCACGCCGGTCATGCCGGCGGTCTTCGACCCGAATGCGACGGATGGTTCCGGGAACCCGCTCTATTCGTTCTGGATGCCTTTGTATGACGTCAACTATGACGCGCAGATCTTTGTGCCAGGGACCGTCCAGCGCGCGGCGGACGAGCTGCTGTTCCAGGCGATCGCCAACCGGACGATGAACTTGGCGAGCGGCAATGCCCACGCCCACGCTTACCTCGATGTCGGCGTGACCGCGGGCACCTCTATCATTCTGTCGATCGAGAAGAACCGGGTCGAGATCGGCACGATCACGTTTGCGGTTGGCATCGGTATCGATGCCGATGGCGGACAGCCGGGGACGTTCAATATCCCGACCTTCGCGGAGTTTGCCGAGGGCGATGCCTACGCGATCCGGGTCACGCAATCCGACAACGCGGCGCCGTCCGGCTTGTCGGTGACGCTGCCGTTCCTGCGCACGGATATCTGATGGCAGATCCGATCGGGCCGTTCTCTCAGGATGTGCTGACGGGCATCTATAATGTGCATTGGGCTGAAAAGGGCCCTGCAACATTATCATTGGGTTTTTCTGCCACACCGACAGGCTTTTATAAAGACGGCACGCCGACCGTCGTGACATTGTCGGTAAAGGGTCTTCCCCTGCTGAGTCCAAGTACGTTCAAGGTAAACTTGCCGGAAGGCGCCACCCCGCCGCCTTTTTTCGACGCGGCTTATTATGGCGGCAGAACTGAACTGACCGTGCCTGATGGAGAGTCAGGCACGCTGACAGCGAATTGGTCGCTTGAGCAAAAGCGAGCGGATGGGACTGCGTTCGGCGAGGTCAACTACGTCAGTTCTACAGCCAATTTCCGCGGGGAGAACAAAATAAGGATAGAGGTCGTCATGGTCTTGAGGCCACTGGACTTCCTTTCCCTGATTTCACTAGACAATCATTATGACTGGCATGCATTCGCCGTCGCAATCATACCAGGAATAGCACCGGCCGAGAAACCAATGTCGGAATCTGGAAGGGCCGAGACTGGACAAGCCCTGACATTTACCCTGGATGTGATCGTGAACCCACCAAGCGCTAAGTTTACTGCTGGCCAATCTTGAATGCTCGTCTGTAACGTCATCCAATCGCGACGGCGGGCGGCGATCGCGGCCGATGTTGCCGAGGCTGCGGCGGCGCTGGACTCGCCTGGGACCGGCAACGTCGTCTTCGCCACGCTGGTCGACGACCCGGCCTCGGTCGGCGATCACATCGATGCGTTCCTCGGGCAGATCATGCGCGAGGCGGCGAGTGCCAGTTCGACCGTCAATGCCGGGCTCGTTTACGCGATAGCTGTCGTCGAGGCGGCTGCAGCTGCCGACGTGGCTTCGGCTTTCGTGCCTGTTCCGCTAAGCGCGGCAATATCAGAGACGGCGACCGCCGATTCCACACAAGATGCCGCGGTGGTCACGGCGGCTGGGTTCGACGGCGTGCTCGCGCTCGACGGGCCGATCATTCCGGGCGCGGTGGCGCCGACCGTTATCTACATCGAGGGATAACCCTTTGGCCTTCTACGACACCACTTGGTATTGCAACGCCGGCGACCAGTCTACGACTGGCCACTACGCCGTTGCCAAGCGCCCGCAAAACACCGCGGTGGTCGCAGGACAATTGGTGCGTCAGTTCACGGCGCCGGCTGTCGGCTCAGAGCGCGTCTTCATTTGTATCGTCGCTGGCACTACCGCGAACGTCACCGATGCGACCTGGGTGCTGACGCGCGGTGCCAAGACAACCGATGGCACGGCGACTTGGCAGGAGTGCACCGGCGCGTCAGCTGTCAACGGCGATGCCACCAACACCGTCAACTGGACCGCCGCCAAGGCTGCCGGCACGCCGACGCTCGGCGCGATCATCAAACGAAATTCCGGTGCGAGCTATTGGATTTGCAGCACCGCAGGTTCGATGGGAGCAAGCGAGCCATCGTGGCCGAACGACATCGCGGGGACGACACAGGCCGATGGAACGACCACATGGACTTGCTTGGGTGTCGTCTCCAATTTCATCGGCGGCCAGGCCCCGCACGCCCGCCTGGCCAACGCCTGCGCCACCAACTGGTTCGCGGTGGGCAACACGCTTTACGTTGGCGACAACCACACTGAGTCGCAGGCGACGGCGATCACTATCAACCCGCCGGTAATCGACGCTGGTATCAGCAGGATAATCTGTCACAATCACTCGGGCAGCTATCCTCCCGCGTCTTCCGATCTGATGACCACGGCGACGGTTTCGACTACCGCCAACGTCGGGATCAACCTGTTCACCACGAACGTAGGGCCGGTTTATTTTTACGGTTTGACGTTCAAGGCCGTGGTGGGGGCTAGCGGCAACGCTTCTATCAACATCGGGAACACCAATCCGGGGAATAACTGGTTATATTTCGACAATTGCTCTTTCTGGCTTGCATCGACCACGGGAACAGGTGTCATAAACATTATGGGCGGCGCCGCCATTTCCGGCGTCGTCGTTTTCAACAACACTTCGGTGAAGTTCGCTGCTGTGGGACAGGGTATCACTGTCTACAGTGCGGTGTTTGTCTGGCAGAACACCGCACCAGCACTGGTTTCGGGTTCAGCGGCGCCGAGCACTGCTCTATTGTCCGGTAATTCGTTTACGCTCAATGTGGTGCTTGAAGCCCTTGATCTGAGCGCGGTTACGTCGTCTCTTTTCAATATTCCATCATCGGCTTATGCATTTGGGAACGTGCTGATCAAAGATTGCAAACTAAATGCCTCCGCAACGGTAACAACACCGACCAATTCTGCAATAACCGTTCAGTTGGTCCGCTGCGATTCAGGCGCCACCGCCTACAAGTCGACTCGCTACCAGTACGAGGGCACCGAGACGACGGAGACATCGATCACCCGCGTCGGCGGTTCGGTCGATCCGTCCGGGCAGGCGCAGTCGCGCAAGATCGTCACCACCGCCAACAGCCAGTGGCTGAGGCCGTTCAAGGCAGAGCCTTATGCGATCTGGAATGCGGTCATAGGCGCCAATGTCACGGTGACGGTGTACGGCACCATCAACGCCGGCGCGCTGCCGAAGAACGATGACATTTGGATCGAGGTCGAATATCTCGGCTCGTCGGCGAGCCCGCTCGGTACCATCGTCACCACCACCAAATCCAACCTGCTGGCGGCGAATGCGACGGTGGCGTCAGATAGCTCATCGTGGAACGGCGGCGGCTCGGGCGCCGGCTGGACGCCCTTCAAGCTCACCACGACCCTTTCGTCGCCGCAGCCTGGTCTCGCTGGCTACATCCACGCGCGGGTGCGGGCCGCGAAGCCGAGTACGACATACTACCTCGATCCCAAGGTCGTTCTGACCTGACGACTTTCCAAAGGAGAAAGCCAATGACTGAGGAACGCGCGCAGGCGCGCGAATGCAACGACGCATCCGTAATTCGCGGCAGCGGCATCGGCGAGCATGCCGAAGCGCACGGCCGCTACGAGATCGAATGCATCGGGGCGGACGGCAAACTCAAATGGCGCGAGGTGATCGACAACGTCGTCGCCACGGTCGGCAAGAATTTGATGCTCGACGCATCCCTCGCCGGCGCGGCTTACACCGTGGTCGGGCCGTACATGGGCCTGATCTCGTCGACGTCCTATTCGGCGGTTGCCGCAACCGACACCATGGCGTCGCATTCCGGATGGCTCGAAGCCGGCGGCGCCAACACCCCGACCTATTCCGGCAACCGCAAGACCGCGGTGTGGTCGGCCGCCACAGCGGGCGGCAAGGCGCTGTCGGCGGCGCTCTCGTTCGCGATCACAAGCACCGGGACCGTCAAGGGTGCGTTTCTGTGCTTCGGCACCGGGGCGGTGAATACCAAGGACGATACCAACGGCGTGCTCTGGAGCGCTGGTACTTTCAGCACGGGGGACAAGGCCGTCGTGAACTCTGACACGCTCAATGTTAATTATTCAACGAGCTTGTGAGGGTCGCAAAAAATGACCTATCGCCGACCGATTGACCGTTTGCTGGTGGCGCAGATCGTTTCCGCCAGCACGTTGCCGATCCTGGTCGTGGTGCTGCTTCTGATGTTCATGCGCTGAGAGGCAAAAAATGCGCGTCGTTATCTCGAGCGGCCACGGCCTCTACGTCCGCGGCGCCTGCGGCATCCTCGACGAGGTCGACGAGGCCCGCAGGGTCGCCAACCGCGTCGCGGAGGAGCTGCAGAGCCGGGGCACCGAGGTGATGGTGTTTCACGACAACAGCAGCCGCAGCCAGAACGAGAACCTCACCGCGATCGTGAATTTCCACAACGCGCAGGAACGCGATCTCGACGTCAGCGTGCATTTCAACGCGTTCGAGCAGCGCGAGGGGCCGGTCGGCACCGAGGTCTGGTACGTCACGCAAGAGGCGCTCGCTGCCGAGATGTCCGCCGCCATTGCGTCCTGCGGCTTCATCAATCGCGGCGCAAAGCGGACCACCGAGCTGTTCTTTCTCAACAACACGAACAAGCCGGCAATCCTGCTCGAGGTCTGTTTCGTCGACAGCGAGGCCGACGCGAAGATTTACGAGGCGAAGGTCTATGAGATCTGCAGGGCCATCGCCGACGAGCTCGGCGGCGAGCCGCTGGAAGGCATTGCCGAGGCGCCGGCGCCGGCGTTCACGGCACGCGGCAAGTGCTCGAGCTTCGGCGGCCCGGACGACACCGGCGTCTCGCCGAGCGAAGGACTGGCCTTTATCTCGGCGTGGACCGATGCGCCGCATCTGTTCTTGCCGTATCAACCGGAGGGGACGACCGGCCTGGCGCGGCGGCTCAACCCGCACATTCACTATGTCGCCTGCCGGTGGCACTATGACGAGACGCCGAAGGCGATGATGCTCGACGAGGTGGCGCTGGTGCGCGCGGGCGGCATCGAGCTGACGGCATTCCCGGCCGACTGGGGTCCCAACGAGAATACCGGACGGGTGGCCGACCTCAGCCCTGGCCTTTTGGCCGACCTCGGTCTCAAGACCGACGACGAGGTCGAGGTCATCTTTCCGTACCGGCGGCCTTGATGATCGACAAGGTCAGGTCGTGGTTCAGCGAGAACCAGACGCTAGTTTATTTTCTGGTGGCACAAGCCGTTGCGGTCGGCGCGGCGGTGCTCTCGATGACGGCTTACATGGTTCGGCTCGAAACACGCGTGGTCACGCTGGAGGTGCGCGGCTCGCCGCACTTGAACGAGATCAACAATAGGCTGACGGTGCTGGAGAAGCAGACCGAAGCGAACAAGCAATCCATCGACCGCATCGTTGATGTGATGACAAAAAATCTGAGCGTGAACCCTGCAAAATAAAGGAGTCATCGAATGCAAAGTTTTCTGGCCGTAATCACCATGCTGGACTCGAGCCCAGGGCATCCGGCACATCCGATTGCGCCCGGTGGTCAGCCCCCTGGAATTTGGGGTGGCGCGCCGTCGTACCCGGACCAAGGTCTGCCTGGGCAGCCCCCCGGCATCTGGCCGTCGCCGGGGCATCCGTCGCATCCGATTGCCGGCCAACCTCCGGGCATTTGGGGCGGCCCGCCGCTGTATCCTGATCAGGGGCTTCCTGGGCGGCCACCGTATCCGTCGCAGGGCCCGGGCTTCCCGACCAACCCGATCGTGTTGCCGCCGTATCAGCCGGGCGGCCCGCCGGTCACCATCTGGCCGTCACCTGGGCATCCGGCGCATCCGATCGTGCTGCCGCCGCTGCCGCCGCCGCCGCCTGACGGCGAGGCAATCAAACCCCCACCCGAGACGGGCGGCTGGGCATACGCCCCATCGGTTGGCTGGGGATATTTTCCAGGCCCTGACGCGGCCACACCCAAATAAGTGATCGGGGGCTAAGTCCCCGCCCAATGCGCTCCCGTCACTGAGCTCGCCGCTGCGATCCGCAAACCACGCTCGTGGCGGCGAGCACCTTTTTCAAAAATTCTCGACAGCAAGGAGACGACGATGAGGAAGTTTCTGGGAGTAGCGATTGTGGCGGTGTGCCTCGTGATGCCATCGCAAGGCAAGGCCACCGTCATTGGTACATTCGGTGTTAATCCGACTTCGTCCGCTGGCGCGTTCTCGAATGACCCAAATGGCCCGCTCGTGGGCGGATTGTTTACCGATCAATGGACCTTCGATCTTGTCGGCGGCCCGACGTTCGTCACCGTGGCAAGCGCGACCAACACCTTCGCCATCGGCGGCGTTACTGGTCCGTTCGGTATCCAGAACTTCGCGGCGGCGATCTTCCAAACCACGGATGCCATCATCGGCAACGGTGACGACGTACTGCGGTTTGGTCCGCAGTTCGCGACCATCAGTGCAGATGGCTTGAGCCAGGAACTCAACGGCAGCGGGTTGCTCAATGCCGGTCACTACTACCTGCAAATCCAGGGCGACGCGGGCGCGCTTGCTGGCTACGGCGGCAACCTCTCGACCGCTGCTGCGGTGCCGGGACCAATCGGTGGGGCTGGCCTGCCTGGGCTCATGATGGCTATTGGCGGCTGGCTATTCTCGCGGCGGCGGCGGCGCATATAATCTCGCTGCGCTTCACGCATGTCCGCTGACATCGGGGCTGCCCTCGAAACGCGCGAGCTGCTCACGCAGCAGCACCACGACGTCACGCAGCAGCACCACGACGTCCTCGCGCCGGCCGTTGCTGATGTAGTTGCAGCGCCCGGCATGGTCGTCGAGCGGAAACACCAACAGCACGAAGCCGGTCTTGCGCCCGCCCGGCGCGTCCGGCGCCGGCCCGTTGAAAAAGCGGTCGAGATATTGCGCCATGCTGTTCATCTGCTCGCGGTAATCTGTCTCGATTGGGGCGTCACCGAGCGTCTGCTGGAAAGCGGTGGGCCGCGCCTTGGCGCGCTCGGATTTCTCGTAGCTCGCCAGCAATTCCTTCTCCGCCGCCGCAAGCTCGTCGGCAATCAAATCCATCCGCTTGAGGTCCGCTTCGGTCGGCTCGCTGCCGGGATCGAGCACGTTCATAACGCTGGAAAACACATGCTGCGCGCCGCCGAGAAAGGCCAAGCGCATCTCCCGCAGCTGATCGGCCGGCGCATTCTCCAGGGCGGCTGCAATCCGCAGCCCAAGCCATCCGGCCTCGACTAATTTCCCCTCGTCGGCAAGCCGCTTCATGGCTTGCTGCAAAAAAGCGGCGTCGGCCATCCTATGTTCCTTTTCTGCAAGCCAGTTTGATCGAGCGCGGATCGTCGCGGCGGCCGGCGCGGCCAGCAGGCATCACCCCAACTCCGACTCATCGCACGGCTCGTAAGCGTCAGGCAGCGGCACGATTGGTGAGAGCAAGAGCCCATTGGCGATGCGCACGGGATTCGCGCGGGCAACGCAGTTTTGGCAGATCGGCTCGCGCGAACCGCCTCTGACCGTAATGCTGGGAACACGCATCGGATTGTAGCTGAAGATGCGGCTGCAACCGACGCACGCCGAGGTAGCCCACACGACGCCCATGATCAGCCTCCCACCTTATGCGTGCCCCACTGGCCATTCAAAGGCCGCCCTCGTCTCAACACCTGGGCCTTCTCCCAATATTGCCGCCCATCGCTACAATCTTGCGGCTTGGGAAACTTTCCTTCTGCCACCCAACGGTCAATCCTGGCCAGCGAAACTCCATAAAGTTTTGCGACGGTTCTCTTGTCGATCCGAGGGTCGGCGTTCACAGGCTTCTTGTGGTGCCAGCGACGGTTAGGCGGCGGCTTAACCGGCGCTAACTTTGGCGGTGGAGGGAGCTTCTCTACCGGCGCAGAATCCCACTGACGCATATGAGCAACTGCGTCGGCAAACGCCTTCTCATGCTCTTTTCGGTCATTGTTTGGGGCGCTCATTGCCGCGTCCCCCACTCCGCTTCGATGGGTGGCACAATCTGTGTCAGGTATGCGGCGGCATCGACCGCACGATGATTAGTGCGCAGCACTTCGCCGATCTCGGCTGGCATGTCATTGCGCCCGGGCCGCTTTCAGGGTTCGGGTTTTTTGAGTTGTCCGTCCTGGTGCATGCCGTTGGCGACCGACGCCAGCGTCACCATCAGGTCGGCGGCGGCGCGGCGCACCTTTGGCGATTTGATGGAGTCCCAGGCCTCGGCCAGATCGACGCCGACGGGGGTCGAGCCGAGCCGCGTGATCACGTCGTCACGGTTGCCCTTGGGGCTGACGCCGTCGGGGACGTTGCACAGTTCGTCAACGCCTATGTTGAACAGCTTGGCAATTTGAATCAGCCGGCTGCCGCTAAGGCGGTTGATGCCCTTCTCGTATTTTTGCACCTGCTGGAAGGTGAGACCGAGATGCTTGCCGAGGGTCTCCTGCGACATTTTTTGCACGTTGCGCAGTGCGCGCAGTTTATGGCCAATCGCAACGTCGTATGCGTCGGGAAATCTGACTGACATGGTGCAAGCCCTTTTTTGGGTGGTGTCCCCCTTTCGGCGCAGCATAGCTTTGCAACCCCCTCAAGTGGTCGGGGAGCGGCCCCGGCAGCCGGGGGTTGGATACGCGGAGGCGTTGCTACGCGTCGCTGTGCTTTTAGCCACGGATGGCCTGGACATGGCACCGCGCCCCCGGCCAAAATGGCTGGGAAGGCGCGACCGCCAAGTCGCGACCGTGGCACCCGCATTCGATGCGCGGGCACGTCGGCGGGCCGGTGGCAAAGCCGGTGATCCGCCCGAGCAACACACCGGGTATCCAAACCCGCCGTGACCTTAGCGCCCGGGCGCTGGGCGTCGCAATGCCCTAATATGTGCAATCCTATTTTCGGTCGGCTCACGCGCGCAGCTCCTCGGGATGATAGGCGCGGGCGATTTCCTGATCCCGCCTGGCCCCCGGGCACTTTCGGCCTGTCGGCGGTGGCCTTCATGGGCGGCTCCACAGCAATGTTGGCCGGGTCACCAAATGTCCCGCGCCGTTTTGCGCGCTTCGGCGACACCACTTGAAACGACCAGAGAACGATTTTGGGAAATCGATTTGTGGAAGCCTTTGAAATCTAAAGGATGATCGCTGTTGTTGCAGGAAAGCGACTATCCTTGATCGGTCAATGGCTTCCACAGTGCGATTTTCACCCTTCGTTCCCGTTTTCCCAATCCGTTTTGGGAAAAATCGACTTAGGCCCGTCAGGCCTGCGTTACCTTCACTTCACCGCCCGCAGCTTGCGCCGGCGAGCCGTCGGGCTGTTGGCAGTGTCCTGGCGATCAAGCTCGGCATCCCAGGCCGCGACCACGTCAGCATTGATGCGCCGCTTGTTAGCCATCTCGGAATAGTAGTTCGCCATGGCGTCGGTCTTCTGTCCGGTGACCGATTTGACGCCAGACGCCCCCAGTCCGAGGCTCGCCACGTCGGCCGCCGCGTTCTTGCGCAGGCCGTGCATGGTGAGTGTCTTGGTCCCCCGCTTCGCCAGCCCGATCTTGATCAGGTGCCGACGAATGGCGTGGCTCAAGGTCGTGGCGTTGGCCCAGGGTTCGCCGCGTGAGGTGACCAGGATGGTGTCAGCCTCGCGCGGCGCCACCAGCAGCGCCTCGCGCAGCGGGCGTGGGCACAGATGATAATTCGGCAGGGCCTCGGCCCGGCCGTCGGTCTTCTCCGGTGTCACCGTGAAGCCCCGGCCGTCGAAGTCGCTCCACTTCATCGCCACGCAATCGCCGCCACGTTGCGCGCCGAAGTGCAGCAGCAACTTGGCGAGCCGTAGATTCGCCGGCGCGCTCTCCATGAAGCGCATTTCGGCGGCGTCATCCCAGGGCTGATGGGGCGCCTTCACCGTGTAACGCTTCTCGGCCTCGAGTGTCGGATTCGGCTTGCCTTTGATATTGAATCGCGGGTGCTTCTTGCACGCCTTCCAGATGCTCGACAGCAGGTAGATGTGATTCTCAGCCGTCGACGCGCTCAAGTCTTGGGTCACATCCTCCGAATAAATATCAACCGCATCAGTGTCGAAATCGGCCAGCAAAAAATGCCCGATCCGCCCGCGCATCACGTCAAGCGCCTTGCGATAGTTGTACTGGGTGCGCGGCTTCTTGGTGGTGAAGTTCAACGAGCTCAGATAGCAGTCGATCGCCGCATTGATCGACCCCAGCTCGACCACGCGATCGCGTGGCAGTTCGACGGTGGCGGGCGTGATCGCAAACAGCGGAGCGGTTTCACGCTGGGCGGCGCCAGGCTTTGCGGTCAACGATTTGATGCAAGCGGCGTAGCAGCGACGGAATTCGGCCGTCGTTTGATCCGGTGGCAGTCGGGTGAGATGACCGCCGGGCGCGCGGAAATAGAGATAGGGGCCGCGCCGGTAAAGATATCTAAGCTTTTTTTCGTCGTCTCTCATTGGCTTGCTCTCTCAGGTCTCGGTGAACCGTGTTCTCGCTCGGCCCCCCGTCGCCGGCCTTCAAGTCTTCAAAGGCCGCATCGAGGTCGAGGCGATCCCAGGTCGACATCTTGTGGATCTTTATGGCGGGCGGCATCTTGCCCTCGTCGACCAGTCGCAGAAACGCCGACCGGCTCATCGACAAGTAAGCTGCCGCAGTCTCAGCTCGCATTGCCCGCGGCGGGAACGCCAAAGACTCGGTAGCCCGTTCACGTGCGCTCATCACTGCAACTCCTTACAAAAATAGGATTTTCCGGCCCCCAAGTCGAGATAGGACGGGGCCTATTTTCTGGACCTTTCCGGCAAGATTGGCGGGCTTCTCTCGCTGTTGCCCGGGCGAGCCCGGTGGTTGATCAAGCCACAGCCCTTGCCACCCTCGGGTCTCTCGCTGTTGCCCGGGCGAGCCCGGTGGTTGATCAGCACGGCGATCAAAGCCAACGCCTGGTTCGGCGCCCACTCTCGCTGTTGCCCGGGCGAGCCCGGTGGGTTGATCCCGCCAACCGGGCGCCCGAGGCGGCGCGCCGCCTCTACTCCTCGCTGTTGCCCGGGCGAGCCCGGTGGTTGATCCTTTTAACCAATGACTACGGAAATAATCTCGGCAACTCTCGCTGTTGCCCGGGCGAGCCCGGTGGTTGATCCTCCGGCAGCGACTCTTTGTACTGAGCATTCAGACGCTCTCGCTGTTGCCCGGGCGAGCCCGGTGGTTGATCTTCGGTTATTTGGTGACCGCCAACGCGCGCGTCAGCG